AATGTAGTAATTGTGGCATTATTGTACTAATTGCGGTATATCCGCACGGTGACAAAAATTACTGCCCCACCTGCGGGGCAAAGATGGACGGAGGTGAAAACAATGGAACGTGAAATTTTGTTCAGAGGAAAAGCCATAAACCGTGATAGTGGATATTACAGAACAACGTATAAGAACGGCGATTGGGTCTATGGATTATTAACTCAACCTTATAATGAAAGGTATGATTTACCCGCTGAAATGACTAATACGTCAGGCGTAAGCGGCATTGAAGTTGATTATGAAACCATAGGACAGTACACAGGTCTGACCGACAAGAACGGTGTAAAGATTTTCGAGGGGGATATCGTTAAGGGCACTGCATATTCTGCTACAACAATTGGTGTGATTGTTTGGATTGATGAAATTTCAAGCTTTGGTGTGCGCCGTGTCAACGCCCCAAATCCTACCGCTTGGGTAAATTCATCTATTTTGAGATGTGCTGCAATAGGAAAAACAGACGAATTTGCAGCAGAAGTCATCGGCAACATTTACGATAATCCCGAATTGCTGAAAAAGGAGTGATGCATATTGACTGTGCAGGAGCTTAAAAGACTGAAACGTCAGGCATATGACGGCAGCATAAATCTTGATAATCTCCCCGCTCCCGAATACCGATATTTTGACCGTATCCGCAGACTTTACAAAAGATACAAGTTTGACAAAAATATGCCCAAGGATTTTGCCGAACGCATGAAACGGATAGCGTACTCTGAATATATGCAGGACATTGAAGAGCACAAGAGGTACACTTCGATGTATGCACAGTATCAGTACAACATTAAGCAGGCGGGCACTCTCAGGAGCGAGCTTGTAAAGTCCGACGATATTTACGATATCGCCGACAAGGCAGTAATGATAGTGGGACTGCTCACGGGAGATCTGGGACTGAGGAAGAGAATGAATACAAAATTAAAAGGAGCGACAAACAATGAGGACATACATACCAAAATATCTTGACAAAGAGGTTTACAAGCGTGTGCTTTCCGTGGCACGCAGCTATGAGGATAACAAGCGCCGAATAAAGTCCATCGAATTTGACAGGATATACAGCACGCCTGACTGCACTGTGCATGGCAGCGGGATATCCAAGCCCGTTCAGTCGGTAACGGAACAGATTGAAAAGCATACCGCTCTGCTTCAAAAGCGGGTTTCTGCTGTTGACAGAGCGCTTGCGGTATTTCCTGATCACGAGCAGCGCTTTATTATGCAGAATGTCTGCGGAAGCACTCCTATGATATATTGTGATACACTGAACTGTGAGCGCACATGTCAGGCTATACGCCACGATTTTCTGATAACTCTTGCATCCGAGCTTGGAGAAATTCTTTAAATCTGTGCGGGTACGGGGCAATTTTCTGATGTATTATTATATCATGCAAAGAATGCAAAATCGCCTGCTCGGCACCTCACGGCCGTCAGGCGATGGTTTTTAAATTATTTTAAAATAATATGTTGTAAAGTATTGACTTTTTATTTGATTTGTAGTATTATAAATATGCACAAAGTGCAATTATATTATGACGGAGGTTAAACAAAATGAGCATGTCAATTTACAAATGTCCTTTTTGCTGCAAAGACACAAATTTTATCAAACTTTACAATTTAACACCCAATTATTTACCTGAAGAAAAAACCCCTTCAGGAGGAGCTTTTCAATATCCAGCTAATGCAGAATCATACGCTTGCACAGAATGCGGATATGTTTTTCAAAAGCTATCACCTGAATCAATGAATAACCTAAAAAAGCATTTAAAATAATATAATTTTTTTAACTGATAAATCGGCTGCTGTAATTTGAAACTATAGCAGCCGATTTTTTATACCAAAATCCGGCAGGTGGTGACCCGTGAATGAAAAAAATCTAATATCAAATTCCGAACGAACTCCGAGTGAACTCCGAGAAATCACTCAAAAAGGCGGCAAGGCCTCGGGTGAGGCAAGGCGGCGCAAAAAGGACATGAAGCAGAAGATGAAGGCTCTGCTTGAACTTCCCGCTGCTGCCAATGACAGGGAGCAGCTTGAAGCTCTCGGCATTTCTCCCGATGATATGGACAACGAGATGGTGCTTGTTATGTCTATGTTCCTCAGTGCTGCTCAGGGCGATACAAAGGCGTTTGACAGGGTGATACAGATACTCGGCAAGGATATTGCGCACGAGGAGCTTGCCCTTAAAAAGCGTGAGCTTAAGCTTAAGGAAAAGGCTTCTTCCGAGGGAGACAGTGCGGCACTCTCCAAGCTTGATGAAGTCCTCGGCAAAATTGAAGGGGGCTTCTGATGTTCACAGATATGCAAAAGGAATACTTCCGGAATGCCACGCACCGATGGAACGTCAAGACAGGTGCGACACGTTCGGGAAAGACGTATATGGACTATTACGCCATACCCAAACGCATTCGCAGTGTGGCGGGACGTGAGGGGGCTGTGCTGCTTCTGGGGCATACTCAGGGCACACTGCTCCGAAATGTCATATACCCCTTGCAGGAGCTGTGGGGCGATGAACTGGTGAAGCCAATCCGCACGACTGACAACACAGCTATGCTCTTCGGTGAACGGTGCTACTGCCTCGGAGCTGACAAAAAAACATCGGTTGACAAGATACGTGGTATGTCCGTAAAATACTGCTATGGCGATGAGGTCGTGACGTGGAACGAGGCTGTCTTTGATATGCTGAAATCACGTCTTGACAAGCCTTACAGCCGTTTTGACGGAACGTGCAATCCCGAGGGACGTCAGCACTGGTTCAAGAAATTCCTTGACAGTGATGCGGATATTTACTGTCAGAAATATACTCTTGATGACAATCCGACCCTTGACCCGAAATTTGTAAGTGATCTGAAAACGGAATATGCGGGAACGATATATTATGACCGTTATGTGCTTGGCAAATGGGTGAATGCTGAGGGCGTTATATATCGCCGCTTCAACGACCGTCCGAATGACTTTATCATTGACAGCCTTGACGGACTTGACCTCGTGCTTGCCACTGTCGGGGTTGATTTCGGCGGCGGCAAGTCGGCTCACGCATTCAACTGCACGGGCTTCACCCGTGGGCTTCGGGATATGGTGACTGTTCACGATTACCGCAGGAAAGATGCTGCGACACCTGAGCAGCTATATGCTGATTTTGCGGGGTTTATCGCAGAATGCAGGCTCATTCTCGGGGGCGTTCCGCTGGTCAATGTATATTGCGATAGCGCAGAGCAGACACTCATCGAGGGTATGCGCATAGATGCGGCGAAAAGAAATTTGTGTGTGGAAATACATAATGCCCGAAAGGGTCCCATAAACGACCGCATACGTTTCTACACGGTGATGATGGGTGCAGGGCGGTACAAGATACTTAAAGGCTGCACATCGACCATAGATGCGCTCTCAGAGGCTATGTGGGATAGCAAGGTCAAAACGGCTGATGTCCGCCTTGACGACGGCACAACAAACATTGATAATCTCGATGCGCAGGAATACAGCACGGAGCCGTATATGAACGATATGATGGAAAGGACAATAGGTTTATGATACCCGAAAAACAGCGGTATGAAAATCTTGAAAAGTTCACGCCCGATGTTGTCGGGAGATATGATATACCTGTTATAAAGGCTGATAAAGTCTATTTCTCCGGCTTTATCGGCTTTAATTATGCCGCAACTGCAAAGGACAGGGCAGAAAAAGCGGTGCATTTCTTCCTTGACGATTACCAGTTTTTCAGGGTATGGAACAGACCGAGGGATTATATAAACACGCTTTCACAGTTTGCCTGTGTGCTGTCTCCTGATTTTTCGCTGTACACCGATTTTCCTGTGGCTATGCAGATATATAACCATTACCGCAAGCACTGGCTTGGGGCTTACTGGCAGTCCTTCGGGATAAAGGTCATTCCCACAATTTGCTGGAGCGATGAAAGATCCTTTGAGTGGTGTTTTGACGGCGAACCTGCGGGCGGCGTTGTTGCCGTTTCATCGGTGGGAACGCAGAACAGCAGGGCAGCGAAAGCGGCATTTCTGAGGGGCTATGAGGCTATGTGCGAACGGCTCTGTCCGTCCAAAATAATCTTTTACGGCTCTGTTCCCGATGAATGCAGAGGGAATATAATTCACATCAAATCTTTTCAGGATAAATTCAGGGAGGCGATGACCTGTGGGCGGTAGAGGAAGTGCAAGCGGGGTGAGCGATAAAGGCAAGCGATACGGAACCGAATACACAACCATTTTGCAAAGTGGAAATATAAAATTTGTCAGGACAAACAGCGGCAGTGCTACTCCACCATTGGAGACTATGACTAAAGGTCGAATATATGTAACGTTAAATTATGATAATAAGCCTAAATATATCACTTATTACAACAAAAAGAACAAGCATTTTAAGCAGATAGATTTAGACAAAACTCATATTATTAACGGTATTCCAACCTTGCCACACACCCACAAGGGGTATTATCATAATGAAAAGGGTGATTTTGCTCCTTCCGGCAAAGAAAATAAAATGGTTGACAAAGTATTAAAAACGTGGTATTATCATAATAACAAGTAGAAGTGTTGAGAGGAACACGCACAATTATGTGAATGGGCGGTGCAACTCCGTCCGCTTGTTACCGTCTGAGAGATCAGGCGGTTTTTTTATGCCTTTTTTAGACAGGGAGTGATGAAAAATGATGATAGAAAAAATGCGGCAGGCGTTTCCGGAGGAAGAATTTCCTGGGGATAACGGCTTTTACAGCGGATATATGGACAGGGGGCAGGAGATTTACGAGGGGGGCCCCACATATT